TTTTCCGACATCCCTGCGGCTAGAGATGCGGCCTTCTGCGACAATCCTGTTTCTTGCCGCATCTCTGTCAGCATTTGCGTCCATTCGTCGTTGCGTTTTTTCATAAAATAAAAAGGGGGCATTGCGCCCCCCTCTCCCTGTTAAATTAAAACGTGTCTTCGTCGTCGTCCTCAACGTCGATGGCAGGCTCATCAGCCGCAGCGTTGAGGCTGTCTGGTCGGTCAATCCATTTTACAAAGGTAAATTGCGCTACGGATGTGGTGCCGTTTTTGAGTTTCTTTTCATTGACACTAGTAAACTTAACCACTGGGAACTTTCCATCAGGTCGGTCATTCGGATCAACGCACCGCGCTAATCCAGCAAAAGATTCCCACGCTCCAACGCTGTTAGCTTGCAACCATGTTGCCGTTTGCCCGTCTGCAAACGCAACGGGAACTGAAAAACCCCTTGTCCAATCTTTGCCGGGGCTTTTCTCATACTTCTTTACCGATGCATTCCATTGCCAATCAGGAAACAGTGACCAACCTGTGCGGAAGTTATCAATGTCAATAACAACGCTTTTTTTCATCTTATCGGTAACGTCAACCCTTGGCTGGCCTTCACCCGATTCTTTAATAGAAAAACTGTTTTCACTTATCTGTTTGTTTCCTTGAACGTGCCATTTTAAATACGGCCCACTGGAACCTTGGTCACCTGAGTCAAATTCAAACATACCTTTTCCCTTTCACTTGTTTTGCGCTGGAACCGCCAACGCAACGGCTTCGGCTAAATGCCGAATAATTCTTTCCTCTGATCGATACAGTCGCTCCAATAAAAGTGCGTAGGATCAACGGGAACAATCGACGCCAGATACTCCGCGTCATCGCTGACACTGAGAAACCGCTCCAGGCGATTGCAGTGCGCCTTGACTGTCGCCAGTTCTGTCTCCACGTCACCATCCTCAAGCCAGCCGCTTTTCTTTGGCGTGACGTACAGAAACTTCACTTGCTGATTGCCCCCCAGGCATCGCTGATAGATGCACCGCTGCCGCTTATGGCTCTGCATCATCGTTGACGGCAGGCGCATGGTCGTTTTCAGATCGACCACAAGCCCGTGGTCTGGATAGACCAGATCAAGGTATCCAATGATTGGAATTTTCCAGCCGTCGCCTTTACAAGTGATCGACACTTGCTGCTGACTGCCGTCTATGCTGAATTGCGGCTTGCCGTATTTCTTTAACTCTTCAAGGGCCAACGCAGCCATCGGCTCAATGGCGGCACGTTCCTTTTCAGTTTTTTCATCGGCAAGGGTTATGCTCCCGTCGAATTTTATCAGCGCACGGCTGAGAGCTTCACCAAAAGAAAAATCATTGTTAAGAACCTCAACGCAAATGTCCTCAACAACAATGCCACGCCACATAGCTGGCCCCGTTTGCCGCTTCTCTTTTAATAGGTAACTCATTACCCACTGCGCGGGGTTGGCCTCCCACAGGCTGATCGATGAATTGGATAGATGTTTGATGCCGTGTTTTTCAAAGCCGTTCATTTATCTGTGTCCTTTAAGGATTGCTCTGCCGATTTGTTCAACGACTTGCGGCACAACGGCGTTTCCAAGGCATTTGAGTCTGGCGACACGGTTTTTAATTCCTGTTGCAACTCTTGGGGTGTCAGGTTCGTCCATCCAGCGGGGAACCCCATGAGCCACTCGACCCACGTCGGGTTCAGGGAGCCAGAGGTTTCCGACACTACCATTGACAGGTTCAGTTGCTTGCCCTTGGCTGCCCTGCGCTTTGTCGATGGCAGCCCTAGATGCCCCCGGTCCCTGTTGTCTGTTGCCGTTGGTGTCGGCCACATCTTCACCTCGTTGGGGAGGTCGCTCTCTTGTCCCTTCAAACTGCGGCCGCTTGGCCCTTTCCAATCCCTCGACTGTGGTGTCGGCCACATCTTCACCTGATCCGCTAGGTTCGCTCCGAAGGTGAGATTGCTGCTCTTGCTTGTCCGTTGACCCTTTTCGTTCAATGTCCTTCCTGATGCTATGTCGCTGGTTCGCGGTGTCGCCCACATCTTGCTGTTCGTGCTGGGAGCCATCTTGCGCGGCAATAATCCAGACGCGGGAGCGGCGGTGCGGGGCATCGACACTGCAAGCTCCAATAATAAATGGCACGGCTTGGTACCCGATCCGCGCCAGGTCAGAAAGGCTGCGCTGGAGCCCCATTGGCTGGTTAATAAAGCCTCGCACGTTTTCGATAATTGTGAATTGAGGCCGTAGCTCTTCAACAAGCCTAACCATTTCTGGCCAGAGATCACGGTCATCTTCTGCGCCTCGCTGCTTCCCGGCAACGGACCACGGCTGACATGGCGGTCCCCCACAGATGAGGTCAATTCTTCCAAGTCGATCTGTTGGTATGGTTCTGACATCGTCGTAGATGGGCGTGTCGGGCCAGTGTTTGCGGAGGACGCGCTGGGCGTAGGCGTCTTGCTCACAGAAGGCAACGGTCCGAAAAGGGCCGGCTCGTTCGAGTCCAAGGCTGAACCCTCCGATTCCTGAGAACAGGTCAAGGACGGTGATTTCTTCATTCACTTTTACACTTCCACCCGATGCGTCGGCTGCGGAAACTGGATCACCTCGCCATACGCCGCACACGTTTCTTCAAAGGGTTTGGGGTGCGAATAAATGCCATGTTTCTTTTCAGCGGAATCTTTTGCTTTTCGGAACATCGCGATAGTTTGTTCTGAATATTTTTCGGGGTTGTTTAAAACCCGCGCACATACTTTTAGCTCGCGCTTAATCGTTAGTGCTTCATCGTAATTTAAATTCATTTGATAATCCCTGCTTGTCTGAAAAGAGCTTCGACGGTTTCTTCTTCCATCACATAGAGTCGGCGTATCGGTCGCCCGTCTTGGCGACAGATAAGAATGTCGGCGTTGTCTTGATCGAGGCTATCCAGCAAAAACTTGAAGCCCGATTTCTTCCGCTTACATTCCACGGTAAAACCGGAGAGCATCAGATCACCGGCAAACTCATCGCCTAAATGCTTATATGCGCCAGATGCAAAGACCCGCTCACAGTCAACGCCCAGCCCTTGCCAATGCTTTACGGTTTCGGCTTCCAGTTCATAGCCGCGCTTTTTGTTACGACTACTCATCATCCACCTCATCATCGTTGACCTCTCCCAGACCGTCGTAACAATTTGTGCAACGTGCTTCATAAAAACCGTGCCAGTTAAGTCGCTCGACTGTTCCAAGGCCATCGCACTCAGGGCAGATCATTACTAATAATCTCCGCAGTGATAGCGGCGTAGCCAATGATGTCCCGAAAAGTGTCGATGCTCATTTTGTTGCCTGTGGCTACGCGGCCAATTTTGACTTGAATCATATGCAGCCCGACATCAACGGGCGTAAATGTATGCCCAGACGTTGCAGACCATTGGGCAGCAATGCATGACCAGTTTTCTAGAGGGGTTCCGTATTCATCCTGACGGTCGCCGTTAATAATGTCGGCGGCTTCGTTCAAGATTTGAGTCCGATAATTAGTCTTACTCATCATCGCCTCGCAGGTCTTTAATTGCGCGACGGGGTATGAAGTAGCGGCCATTTTCAGTTGGCCTAATGGTCTCAATCTCGCCAGCCTTAATCAGCGCATAGAGCCGCTTGCGGTTGCTGGTGCTGAACTCTGAAAAGATTTCGGTCACAGCCTCGTCAACGGTGAGCAATGCCGCTTGGCTCATTGCATCACCATCGACGCATAGCAGCGGTCGTTGAGAATGCAGGCCATATGGACGGCAAAGTAAACCGTCGCCAGAAAAATCCAGATGCCTACAAATTCAGTGAAAAGTTTGACGTAACCCATGTTGGCTCTCCAAGGTCAATGTTGACCCTTGATAACCCAACATGGATTAACAAATCAATAAGAAAATTATCGCTTTATATAAATACGCCGATAATCTTGTGAACGCATTTTACCTGAGAGCGTTGGTAACTAAGGTTTTTATCGGGATTAAACTGCGATAAAAATATTTTCTTATCGTCCATTTTTTTATACGTTTTTATGATCGCATGGTCAGCTTTATCATCCTCAAACTGAACAATAACCGAATCATTCGCCTTGAACGGTTTGCCGGGATGAACAAAAACAATCTCGCCCGGATTGAACCGTGGGGCCATACTGTCACCAG